GCCGGATCCTTGCTTCCGCAAGGCTGTGGGCCGGCTGCGGGCTAGTAGATGGTGCGGCGGCGATGCGGACCGGCTGAGGCTGCACTGCGGCTGCGGGCTAGTAGATGGTGCGGCTGCGATGCGGACCGGCTGAGGCTGCACTGCGGCTGCGATGGAGGCCTGGGTTGCAGCCCTGGCACTGGCTGACCGTGGCTGCACTGCAAACTACAGGAAGGCCCCAGCCTTTCGGCCAGGGCCCTTGTATTGATTATTCTTCTATACACCAGCCACCTGAGTATTCAATGACATTTTGAGCTCCCTTTAATAGGGCCTTAATCATTCTATCAGCTGTTGCTCTATTTTTTGCTGAGACTACAATATCAAGCTCAGTCTCAGTCTCGTCAAGTGTAGTTTGCTTGTAGCCCTCTTTTAACTCAATCGTATATTGAAATTTCATTTTTTATACCTCCTACGTGCTTTTTATTTTCTGCTTTACTGACGCACTCACCCCCTGAGGGGTGGGGCCCCGTTTCCAGGGCCCGCTGGTCTTCTCAGACCAGCTTGCTCAGGAGCTCTTCTATCGCCTTTTTCGTGAGCTTCTTGTTGTTCTGTATCTCGGTCAGGATGGCCTGGACCTCAGTCTTACGGACCACACCGTCTTCGACTGGCTTGACCGTCTTCTTATGGGCCAGGAGCATTTGCTCAACCTTTTCGGCTTTTGCCAGCTCGCTGCGGCCGTGCTCGCTGTCGTCCTGCAGGCTCAGGCACTTTTTAGACTGGATGGACTTGATGGCTTTCATGGTCTGGTCATAGTCCAGGCGGTCAACGTCTTCCTGGTTGAAGTCAGGAACCTTGACTTCTTTCGGGTCCAAGAGGCTTCTAACCTCTTTTAAGACCTGCTCACGGTCGAGGACAGCCTCCATGCGACTCTGATAGTCAGGGGAAGCCTTCTCTTTCTTGAGGCGGCACTTGACGGACTGAAGCCTTTTAAGCTCCTTCTTGACAAGGCCAAGGTCTCCATTGAATTCAGCCTTAGCGGCTTCGATAGCGGTGAGGTCGATTTTTACGTTAGTCATGATAGACTCCTTTCTGCCCCATGAGGGAGGGGCGCCCAACTCAATCTCTGTGATGTGTCACTCACATTCACTATAGCTATTATAACGCTTATGGGCCCATTTGTAAATAGTCAATTCTCACAGGACTTGAGGCCACTTCCTGTGCGGTATGACAGAGTTCCACTTCCTGTGCGACTTACACAGAAAGAGGCTCAGTTTGGGCCATTCTGAAGCCAATTTCCTATGCGGTCCGCACAGGAATTCAGGGCCCCAGGCCCCGGGGGCCCCAGGCCAAAATCTGTGCGGACCGCACAGGAATCCAGCCCGAAATTTGCAATTCCCTGTGCGCCCCGCACATGTGCGCCTAGGCGCGCGGCGCAGGATTCAGGCCCGGAATTTACAATGAAACAAATGACACTGGAACTCATTCTGGAAACACAAAAATCCGAAAAAATACATGGTCGCTGAGACCCGACAACACCTAGGCGCCCCGCGGCGATGGAGAATCTACTATTTATAATATCGCGCGCGTGCGCGTATGGCTCTTTTCCTTACGGTAATGCTGCCACTACTAATCTTGTTGTAGTTCACTCTGTGTCACAGGGCGAGGATGTTAAGCGCCGCAGGCCCGACAACACGTACCAGCACAGCTCTAATTCCCGTCCGAATTTCATATAATATAATTAGGGAGGTAAGTCGCTCCCTACGTGAGCATTCCGGTGGGGTGCTCAGAAAGGAGAGTTGTAGATGAGTGCAACATTTGAACCCACAGTCGACCCTAATGACACTCACCGATTGACAGAAGAAGAGCAGGCAGGTCTTGGCGCCAGAGACCCTGAGAATCAGCTGGCCTCGACAAGCGTTGAGATACATTGTCCGCATTGTGGCCGCGACCATGTGATGCAGTCTGCATACAGCAAAGGAATGTGCGTGGATTGCTACCAAGCACTGGCCAACCGCAACACAACATTGTATAGGCACGGTGACCCAGACTGGAAGTCCAAAGCTCAGAAGGAAGGCATAGCTCTGTATGAAAGACTTCCTCAAGAGTCACAGCGAGATTATGAGATCTTCAAGACCTACATGATGATGTACCCTCTCGAGCGCCCTACGCTTAAGAAGGTTGCAGAACGCATGGGACTAGCTTATGGTACTGTCACTGAATGCTCTATGCGCTGTCACTTCAAGGAGCGCCTTGATGTATGGATGAGAGAGTGCGACAAGGCAACATTGCTGCAGCGACGCACTGAGATGATCGAAATGAATAGTCAGCACATTGAGATGGCAACTACGCTTCGATCTAAGCTGCTTGCAGCAATGAACATGCTTGAGCCAGGAGCTTTGAAACCGACTGAGATTGCTCAGCTCGCAAAGCTTGCTAACAGTATGGAACGTGAGGCTAGGATTGACCAGATCGCTCAGGAAGAGATGCGTGCAGATCTTACTAAGGGTGATGATAATCCAGACCTGAAGAAGAGCGTGACTAATGCAGGTGACCTTGGTGAGGTCCTGTCTGTGCTCATGAAGAGTGGTGCGCTTGGAGATGCCAAGTCGATTGGTGTCCGGATGTCAGAAGACAAGCACGGACACAAAACGCAAGAGCTTGTAGTTCAGGCAGGTGATCCGGCAAATGGCATCATCGAAACTGACTATGAGGAGGCGATCGACGTTGGCGAGGAATAAGAGAATGCAGGGCATGTATGCCACGGACTATGAGAAGCGCAATGGCGTGCTGTATAAGCGCTGCGCATTCTGTGGAGAATGGAAACCTGCATCTACAGGCTTTGCAAAGAATGGTACTGACAAGTACGGTCATGTAAGATACCGTGATGATTGCAAGACCTGCTACAATATTAGAAGAAAGGAAAACAGACATAAGAAGGTGCACAGTGACTTTATAGGAAATCAAAAGCGCCGCGGTGAGATTACTCCTGAATTCTCCCATCATGAGTGGAAGGAAACAGTTATCTTCTTTGGTGGTGAGTGTGCATACTGCGGATGTACGCCGCGCAAAGGAAAGAGTCTTACCAGAGATCATCTTCTGCCTGTGGCATGCGGAGGTAAGACGGTACAGTCGAACATTGTACCAGCGTGTGAGAGTTGCAACAGTTCTAAAGGGGCTGAAGACTTTAAGGATTGGTACATGAAGCAGCCTTTCTTCAGTCAGGAGCGCCTGAATAGAATATTCAAATGGCGTACCATGATAAGGATGGTTTCACCTGGCGAGGAGGTGTAACATGAATGATCAGCAGAGGCTAATGCTTGAAGCCTTGAATGGCCAAGACGTAGCCTACTTACAGGAAATGCTGACACCTCGTCTAACTAAATACATTCCATATGATCCTACGCCTAAGCAGAGAGCTTTTCTGCTGATGAATGACCAGAAGGAAGTTCTTTATGGTGGTGCTGCAGGCGGCGGAAAATCTGTTGCGCAGCTCATGGGAGCATTACAGTTTGTAGATATACCTGGATATTCAGCAATTCTTTTCAGAAAGACGTATGCTGATTTGTCTCTGCCAGGTGCACTTATCGATATGTCAAAGCAGTGGCTGATGCCATATGTTGAGGCAAAAGAAGTGCATTGGTCTGAGAAAGAAAAGAAGTATACGTTTCCATCTGGTGCTACAGTCAGTTTTGGGTATCTTGAGAATGCAAACGACTGTTACAGATATCAGGGTGCTGAGTTTCAGTATATCGGCATGGATGAGGTTACGCATATTGATCCAAGTAACTACAGATACTTGTTCTCTCGTCTGAGAAGAACAAAGGGTCTGAATGTGCCACTTAGGTTTAGAGCTACAGCGAACCCTGGTGGAGAATTTGGTGAGTATTACTACCAAAGGTTTTTTGTTGAAGGTCCCGAGAAAGGCCGTATATTTATTCCGGCCGGACTCGATGATAATCCATACCTTGACGATGAAGCTTACCGTGAAGCACTTGCAGAGCTTGACCCTATCGAGCGTGAAAGGTTGCTTAACGGTAACTGGGAGATTAAGCAGCAAGGAGATCTGCTGAATAGGCACTGGTTTCAGATAGTACCGTCTGTAGATATTCCTGCTGCAGCTCAACGGGTTAGATTTTGGGACCTTGCAGCAACAGATCCAAAGAAAAAGAAGCGTAAGACAAGGTCTGGACAACGCGAACCTGACTACACGGTTGGTTTTAAGCTTGCAAAGTATCAGGGGATGTACTGGATTGAAGACATCTATCGTGAGCAGGTGTCCCCTAAAGAAGCTGAGAAAGCAATATACAGAACAGCTGTACAAGATGGCTACAGCTGCGCAATACGTATGGAGCAAGAGCCAGGTTCTTCCGGTGCGATTACTATTGACAAGTATCAGCGCGAAGTTCTTTCAGGTTTCAACTTTCTTGGTGTAACGTCTACTGGTTCGAAAGTGGAGCGGGCAAGAGGCGCATCTGCCGCTGCAGAAGGCGGTCTCGTCCTAGTGTCTGATAAGTGTCGGCACATATTGGATTTCTTCGACGAGGCTGACCTGTTTCCCTACGGGATGCACGATGACACAATCGATGGTTTCTCAGGTGCATTCAATTATTTCAAGCCGGGAGGTGTCACGAGGGCACCGACTGCTATTAAAAAGTCCTCTGGCTCATACTGGACTAAGTTTAGGAGGTAGTTATGAATAAAGACAAGAAGCCAATCAATTTCAGACCCATTGGCGTTTCTGGTCTTGAACGCTACGGTCCGTATATTTACGAGGAGTTCCTTCCAGAATTGCGATGGCCGATGGCAGGCAAGATCTACAAGGAAATGGCCGATAATGACCCTGTTATCGGCGCTGTTTTGTACCTTGCAGAGATGCTTATCCGTGGAACGCAGTGGTCCGTTGAAGCAGGTGGTGACTCCCCTGTAGATATCAAGGCTGCCGAGTTTTTGCAAAGCT